GGTCGGCAACTACGCCGCGGTCGGCTACAACGCCACGGTCGGCGACAACGCCGCGGTCGGCTACAACGCCACGGTCGGCGACAACGCCACGGTGGAAAAATTCACCCCAATATCTGTCATAGGGATATTGGTCAATGTCGGAATAGATATTTCGTCTGGCGAGGCCACTTTTTACAAGGCAGTTAAGCCCGACCTGACGGATTTCTATACCGGGTTGTACCAGTACCGGGTCGGCAAAAGCGGCGAGATAAAGGGGCTTAAAGTTGACCAGTCCGTTGAGTGCGGCCCCGGATTCCATTTCACTAACCTATGGAGCGCCCGTGCCTTTGCGGGTGATAAACCGTATGTTCTGATCTCTGCCACGATAAAATTGAAAGACATACTGTCGGTCCACGCCAAGGTGCGTTGCCGCAAGTTTTTCAATGTCAAGATTGTGACTATAGAGGGCTTAAAATGACGGACAACTTTGAGAAGGGGGCCAGGGCCCAGAAGGAGGGACGATGAAGGACGCTATAAAAGAGAAAGTGTTTACTGCGATAGGCGAGTCTTCAATGTGTTGGGACCCAATACCCACGGGGGTGTTTGACAGCACGGCGGCGCAGAAGATAGGGGAAAGGCTTGCTGCCGACCTCGCCTCTGCCGTGGAGGACGAGCCCAAGGACTGTGGCTTCACCCTCGCCACCTGCCCGTATGAGCGGTGTGCGGGGATAACTATGCGGAAGCCCGTGGAGGTGGAGCCGCTGGCCGTGCTTGCGGATAGGAAGGGGTATTTTTTATCAATGGTTTGTTGCGAAAAAGCGACAAATTGTTGGATGATAGGTGTTAGCAAATGGAACTCAAGTAAGCCCACAGAGTATATCTACGGGAAGCCATACGCCGAGTGCGAGGCCAAGGCCCGTGCCTACCTCAACGGACTGCCGGACAAGGGGGCCAAGTGAAAAAGAAAAAATTGTTTATGGGAACGACTGCTATAAATGAGGAGCGCACCATCTCCCAAATACAGGCAGTCCTTTCCAACTACGGGGTTACGGCTGTGCTTACTGACTACAAAGAGGGGCGGATTGAGGCTATGGCTTTTAAGATAAATGGGGTCCCGTTCTCGTTGCCTTGTCGGTGGCGATCTGTGGTCCAGTTTGTAGGTAACGAGGATAAAGCCCGGCGCATAGCGTGGCGGCAAATATTCCGCTGGGTGCAGGCGCAATGCGCTCTCTGCGATACGGGCATGGTCCAGATTGACGAGGTGTTCCTGCCGTATATGCAGGTGAAGCCCGGAGTCCTGTTCTACGAGCAGGTGCAACAGCACGGAGCAAATCTTCTTTCTTACGAGGGGGCCAAGTGAAAAGGTGCGAGGATTGTAAGTGGTCAACAGGACACGAAGATGTGCAATATTGGTTCTCCAGGAGGTTCTGTAAAAAAGCCCCGGTAAGTTATGTTTTCGGGGCATGGAAAGATTGCAGAGAAATTAGAACCGGCCCGGATTGCAAAGACTATAACCGCAAGTGGTGGAAATTCTGGAGGCCGTCATGACTAAGCGGGTGTTGGAGAACTGCCCGAAATGTGGGCGAGAGCCAGAAATGCGAGTCTCCTTCGGGGGCCCTGTCGCCTACTATGGAATATATTGCAAATGTGGGAACAGCAACAGGATTTATCCGTCGGCGTTGGCGGCTCACGGATTTGGGCCTGACACACAAGGATTCCCGCCCCAAGACAGAGAAGAATCGATACTAGAGTGGAACCGCAAGGCCCAGAAGGAGGGACGATGAAAATAGAGATTAAGAACAGATGGACGGGAAAGGTCATTTTCTCCTGTGAAGCGGGGAGCATGAAACTTGCCGTGAAAGCGGCGATAGAGGCAAAGGCGGACCTTCGCGAGGCGGACCTTAGCAGGGCGAACCTTCGCGGGGCGAACCTTCGCGAGGCGGACCTTAGCGGGGCGGACCTTCGCGAGGCGGACCTTAGCGGGGCGGACCTTCGCGGGGCGGACCTTCGCGGGGCGGACCTTAGCGAGGCGGACCTTCGCGAGGCGGACCTTAGCGGGGCGGACCTTCGCGAGGCGGACCTTCGCGAGGCGGACCTTCGCGAGGCGGACCTTAGCGGGGCGGACCTTGACTACTCATGCTGGCCTCTCTGGTGTGGGAGCAATAAAGTCAAGGTTGATAAGAGGATAGCGGCGCAACTCGCCGCGCATTTCTGCGCCATGGGCTGCGACGACAAGGACTACCAGGAGGCCCGAAAGGCGATACTGAAATTCGCTCTGACGAGCCACCGGGCGGAAGACCTTGAATTGGAGGGACGATGAAGGACGAGATAAGAGAGAAGATATTTACTGCGATAGGCGAGGCTTCAATGTGCTGGGAGCCAAGACCCACGGGGGTGTTTGACAGCACGGCGGCGCAGAAGATAGGGGAAAGGCTTGTTGCCGCCCTCGCCTCTGCCGTGGAGGTGGAGCCGCTGGCTTGCTTGGCTGATAGGAAGGGGCAACATATTGGGTGGACGAACTTAACAAAGAAGGGGTGGGTTATAGTTCTCTCCGAGTTAAAAGGTCCGAGCCAATACGGGTATGACTTTTGGGGTGACACCTACGCCGAGTGCGAGGCTTCGGCCCGCGAGTTCCTGGCGGGGCTGCCGGATAAGGGAGGAGAGTGATATGAAGCAACAATTTGATGGTGTCACGGTGTCGGGCGATATCGCAGTCGGGCCACACGACCCAATACGCCTAATAATAGCACAGCGTTATTTTACTTCAAAGTGTCTGCCATCATGTTCAGTCTGTGGGCACGAGTACGAAGATGTTGATGATTTTTTACTACAGGACCCTGTAAAGGCAGAGGTGGGTGTATGCTGTAAAAAATGCTTTAAGCCCCGCCCCAATGGGCCAGAGGGCGAGAAGGGGGGAGAGTGAAACAGACCCACATAACCTACGCGACCGCCAAGGCGCTCAAAGAGTTCTGCCCGGAGTTGCCGGAGCCGATGGAAGATAAATACAACTACCAGTATGGCAAAAGTGGGAAGTTGGGAGATTTAGACTTGATGGGAGAGGGTAGTAAAGCCCTGACTAAAATATACGGCTACAAACTCCACGACCTACTTTCACGGGAGTTCTGCGAAAAGATGGCCTTAAAAATAGAACCTTTAGTCACAAAGGGAGTTGATGGCTTTTTAATTACACACATAGCCACAAAAATATTCGGGTCCTACTTTAATGATGGCCTGCCCGCAGTAGAGGCCGAACTTATGCGGATGATGGAGGGACGATGAAAATAGAGATAAAGAATCGGTGGACGGGCGGGGTTGTGTTCGCCTGTGAAGCGGGGAGCATGAAACTTGCCGTGAAAGCGGCGATAGCGGCAAAGGCGAACTTGCGGCGCGCGAACTTGGAGCGCGCGAACTTGGAGGGCGCGAACTTGGAGGGCGCGGACTTGCGGGGCGCGAACTTGGAGCGCGCGAACTTGCGGCGCGCGAACTTGGAGCGCGCGAACTTGGAGGGCGCGAACTTGGAGGGCGCGAACTTGCGGGGCGCGAACTTGCGGTGCGCGGACTTGGAGGGCGCGAACTTGGACTACTCATGCTGGCCGCTGTGGTGTGGGAGCAATAAAGTCAAAGTTGATGCCAAGATAGCCGCGCAACTGGCGGCTCATTTCTGTGCCCTTGACTGCGACGACAAAGCATACCAGAAAGCCCGCAAGGCGATACTGAAATTCGCCATGACGAGCCATCGGGCAGAAGACTTGGAATTGGAGGGACGATGAAGGACGAGTTTGAGAAGTGGCTTGACGATGAGATAGGCAACGATGTTTACACAAAACAGTATCACACCCACCTAATGAGGGTGCGGGCTAAATACAGAACCCTCGCCTCTGCCGTGCCAGTCGAGGAGCCCAAGGCCCCGGCGGGGTTGGTGGAGGTTGTGAAACGGCTCATTATGCATCCCAAGACAAAAAACAAGAACGGAGCCCTTGACCCGATATCCGCGGCGTATCTGGGCGGACAAAAGTCTGTCTATGATATGTTCTACGACGAGTTAACGGAGGCCCTCTCCCGCTACGAGGCCGAGGAGCCGCTTGCCTGCCTTGCGGACGGACTAAAATGGGTGATAATTAGGCAGACCCGTGGGAAACACCAATGGGAAATAGAACTAAAGAACTTTCACATACGAGATGGATATAGGCTTTTTTGCGCCCCCACCTACTCCGAGTGCGAGGCCAAGGCGCGGGCTTTCTTGGCGGGACTGCCGGACAGGCCCACCAAGGAGCAGGGAAAGGAGGAGAGATGACAAGAGATGACCTAGCGGTAATACTACACGACCTAGACCAATGTAACATAGCAAAAACAGAGGCCGCCGACCAGATACTCGCTGAACTGGCGAAGGAGCAGGTGGTGTTGGGGGAGGCAAAGATAACCAACTTTAAAAAAGCATTATGGTGTTACCCTGCTCCGTTTTCAAGGATTGCGAGGCCCATGATGGAGATACACGAGTATAGAGAGGCAGACGGCAAGCGAGGCAAACTTGTTTTCATACCGGAGGGGGAATAATATGGCGAAGAAGAAGATGTGCCGACACTATGACGACGACACCGAAATAGTCCGCATGATGTGCCACTGTGGGGATATAAGCAGGAAGTGCCCCCGCAACACCAATTCCAAGTGCGAGATAGTCCCCAAGAAGCCGAATTACAAAGCCGAGGATAAGGTTTACCGGGGTTTCCGGGACCGGGTCCTGACTGCCTTAAAGCCGGGGACCAAGCTCTGGCAGAAGGCTCACAACGAGCCGTTAACATGGCCTGACCCTATACGGCTGATTGGGTGGTTGACGGGGGAGGCCCGCCATAAGGGCCGGTGATCTCTGCCGCCAGGGGCTAATAAGCCCCAGACCCCGCCAATTCTGCCCCAGGACGGGGTTTTGGGGGTAGGGGAAGGGGTTGACAGCGGGGGCGGGGTTTTGTAGCATGAAGGGGCCGGGTACGAGCGGTGATTTCTATTTCAGCCCCGAAACTTAACAGAGTCTCGTACCTCTGCTTAGCGTAGGGGCTCACTTTTTGGAGGCAGAATGGCACGAATACGGAGCATTAAACCGACGTTTTTTTTGGATTCGGATATGTCCAGTCTTTCCCCGTTGGCCCGAATATTTTTTATTGGGCTATGGTGCCTGGCTGACCGGGAGGGCCGGCTGAAAGACAAGCCGATGGAGCTTGGGGTGCAGCTGATACCCTACGATCTCCCCAAGGCCGACCCCGAGGCCCTGCTGAACGAATTAGCGCCGCGGTTCCTCCTCCGGTACCAGGTGGCGGGCAAGGGGTATATCTACATACGGGGGTTCCAAAAACACCAGCGGCCGGCGAACTCTGAACCCGAAAGCGACCTCCCGGAACCGCCGTCCGACATACTAGCGACGAATTTATTTGTCGCGAGTAGTACTGGCGACGAACAAAAAGGTCAGGAAAGGAAAGGAAGGGAAAGGAAGGGAAAGGAAGGGAAAGGAATGGAGTACACACCGGCCTTCACCGAGTTCTGGCAGGCATACCCCCATAAAACGGGCAAGGGCGCGGCCTGGAGGGCCTGGGAGAAGGTTTCCCCGGACTTGGGGGCCTGTCTAAAGGCTTTGGAGTGGCAGCGCGTCCAGCCGCAATGGACGAAGGACGGCGGGAAGTTTATACCTCACCCTTCTACCTGGCTGAACCAGAAGCGGTGGGAGGACGAGCCTATGCGGGTAAATGACGGCAACGCCTCCCGCCCGGTACAGGGCAAGTATGATTCGGATGTGGTGATCGAGGATGGGGTGGTGGTGAAGGGAGGAAAAGTATGACCTGGAAGAAAGCTGACGAAGTGGCGGCGGAGGTATTGAGCCGGGTGGGGCAGGTTCCGGTGTGTCCCAAATGCGGATATCCGGTTAAGGGCGACTTTTGCCCGACCTGCGCTACGGAAGCGGCGGCCGCGGCGGAGCAGGCGGAGAAGGACCGCCAGCGCGACATAAAGCGCCTTGGGGGGCTCAAAGCCTACGATGCGTTCACCCTTCACCAGTACGACAATAAACCCGCTATTTCAATGTGCGACGGCTACCCGGACATAAATCTGTACATCTGGGGGCCGGCGGGTTCGGGTAAGACTCACCTGGCGACCGCCGTTGCCCGGGGTTATCGGGAGGCGGTTATCGCCAAACCCTCCCACCTATACCGGAAAACGTGGGGGGTGAAGAACGGCGAGGAGGTCCAGGCCATCGTAGATAAGATAGCTGGTCTGCCGCTCCTGGTTATAGACGACCTCGGCGCCGATAAAGCTACGGAAGCCGGGCTATCCCTGCTCTACGAGGTGATCGAGGCCCGGGATATGAACTACCGGAAGGGGTTAATCGTTACCTCAAACCTCTCCCTGGGTGCGTTATCGGAGAAAATCGGGGACGACCGGATCACCTCCCGACTGCGCGGGATGTGCCGGGTGGTGGAAATCAAGGGGCGAGACAGGAGGGCGAAATGAACTGGCTATTTTACATAGGCGGCGGGTATATATTTTATGTATTCGCCAATATTACGCTTGTGCGAGGGGCGGGCAAGCAATGCTGGGAACTTGAATGGGCCTACAATGTAAGCGCCGCTATGGTATGGGTCTGGATATGCTGGAGGTTTATATGATGACCAAGATGGAAATATTTTTACTGTTTTGGATTCTGTGTGTAGCTGGATTTGCTGCTACCGCATTTGTGGTTACCCCCTCTGACACGGGAGGGGTGTTTAGACTTCACGACGGGGAAATAGTGGCGTGTAAAATAGGCCGCCAAGAAAAGGGGTTTATGACACTAAAACGGTGTAATAATGGAAATACGTATTTATCTCAAATGAACGTTGTTAAATTGCCCTACACGGAGGTACCATGATCCCCGGACATGGAAACTCGGTAATAGCCCGCCACGACCAGGCGGAGAAACTAGAAAGGACCGCGGTGTGCCCCTGCGGGTCCAAGGAATCGCATATAGAGCTGTGGTGCAGCGAGGAGGGAAAGCCCTGCCATAACTCCTGCGAGTATTTCATGGGCGAACTGCCTTGGTATAAGTGGCTCCTGTACCTGTTCGGGATAAAGAAGAACGCTCCTATGCCTGACTGCGAGTTTTCGCGGGAGGCGGAGGTTTGTGATGAGTGTGGGAGGGAAATCAAATGAAACCCCGCCTATACGAATACAAGGGCCGCCGTGTGCGGGCTAAGAATAAAGAGCAAGCCAACAGGCTTCTGGGTAACCCCCTTGGGTACAAGGACTTGACGGGGATTAAGAAAGTCAAGGAGGGCAAGTAATGCCCTACGGGTGGATAACAGGAGGAAGGCAAGGGCAGAGATCGAGAAAGCGCCTTGACACCCACCCGGGGCAATGCTATGCTATACTCATGGCAACGCCCCGAAAGAAGCGCGGAAATCCAGGAGGGAGGCCGCAGTTTAACGGCAAACATCTTGATGTAGTGATTCAGAAACTGGAACACGTGTGGGCGCTTGGCGGGAGTGACGCCGAGGCCGCATTTTATGCCGATATCTCAAAGGCAGCTCTATCCGACTACCTCAAACGACACCCGGAACTATCTGAACGAAGGGACGCCCTCCGGGAAAAACCCATACTGGATATACGGAAATGCGTGGTAGAGGCGGCCAAGACCGACCCCGAACTTGGCCTTAAATTCCTGGAACGCGCCCGCCGCCAGGAGTTCTCCCTCCGCTCGGAGGTGGACCATAGCGGGCACCTGACCCTCGAAAACCTCATCACCGGCTCAATGCCGGAACCAGAGAAATGACCCCCGGCCAGCTTAAAATCAAAGCATGGCGGGAGGACCCGATACTCTTTGTGCGGGAGCAGTTCAAGGTGGAGCCGGACGCTTGGCAGATAGAGGCGCTGCGGGAGTACGCAAGGGGCGACCGGGTAAAGCTCCGGCTGGCCTTAAAGGCTTGTTCGGGACCGGGTAAGTCTGCCGTACTGGCATGGATTGGCTGGAACTTCCTCACCTGCTACGCCTCCAAGAACCATCACCCTAAAGGCGTGGCCGTTTCAATGACTGCGGAGAACCTCCGCGACAACTTGTGGACTGAACTAGCCTCCTGGCGTAACTCCTCTCCCTTCCTCCAGAGGGCCTTTGAGTGGACCGGGACCCGCATATTCGCCAAAGATCACCCCGAAACCTGGTGGATATCGGCCAGGGCGTGGAGCAAGACGGCCAATGCGGAGGAGCAGGGCCGTACCCTCTCGGGACTGCATAGCGATTACATCCTGGTGCTGATAGACGAGTCTGGCTCTATCCCCCTTCCGGTACTCAAAAGTGGTGAACAGGCACTCTCCAACTGTAAATTTGGGCGTATCATACAGGCCGGCAACCCCTCCTCCCAGGATTCAATGCTCTACGCCGCTTCAACGACCCTACGTGACCAATGGCACCAGATATCCATAACAGGCGACCCGGACGACCCTAAGCGGTCCCCGCGCATTGACATTGAGTGGGCCAGGCAGCAGATAGCGACCTATGGTAGGCACGACCCTTGGGTCATGGCGTTCATCCTGGGGCAGTTCCCGCCCTCTGCCATCAACGCCATCCTTGGAATCGAGGAGATAGAGGCGGCGCAGAAGCGGGAAATGTCAAGCCGGGACTTGGTGAACTCCGAGAAACGGATAGGGGTAGACGTGGCCCGGTTCGGTGACGACCGGTCGTTCATAGCCCGCCGGCAGGGATTACAGCTCTTTGAGGGTTACACGCTCCGCGGCGCCGATGGGCCTACCCTGGCCGCCAAGGTGGCGACAGTTGACCACGAATGGGGCAGGGCTGACCAGATATTCCTTGACACCACGGGGGGATACGGGGGATCGCCAGAGGATTCTCTACGGATGGCCGGCTATCGTCCCTTTGCCGTTAATTTCTCCGCCAAGGCCACGGATGACAAGTTCTTCAACCTCCGGTCCCAGATACTCTGGAGCCTGGCCGACCTCATCAAGAGGGGCGGATGCTTACCGAAGTCCCCCACCCTTGCAAAAGAATTGGCGGTCTTAACATACACGTTCCAAAATGGTAAGATACGGGTGGTGGAGAAGGACAAGATGAAAGAGGACCTCGGATACTCACCGGATGAGGTTGACGCCTACGCCACGACCTTTGCTTTGCCCGACAAGCCTAGAGCGATGGTGAAGCGGGCGCAGCCGAAGCCTTGGATACCGAGGACTATGAGGTAAAAAGGAGACTAAAATGCGAGACGAAGCAAGCACGGGAATGGTAAAGAGAGAAGGTCGGTTGGATGAGATATCGGCGCAGGTTTGTTCATTACATGAATCCCTCGCCGACATAGCGGGGAGGCTGGATAAAAAACTGGACGATCTATTCGGCGGAGAGCCGACAAAGCATGGTCCGCTGGGAGAGGTCCCAACTATGCCGGGCGTCACAGGGCGAATTATCGGGCAGGTGGAATTGTCTCACTCGGTAGCCAAGCGGATAGATGAAATGCTCTGCCGCTTAGAAACCCTGTAAATGGCGGGGCCGCCTCTATAATAGGGTAGGGGCGGCTCTTAAACTTGACACTTTTGCGGTCATGTGGTATAAAAAGGACATATGGGTAAACGAGCGCAGACAAAGTTTGAAAGAAAGCACGGAGTAGCAGAGGCCCCAAAGCCTTTCTTTGAAGGCACGTGGGCTCCCTATTTTATGAGGGTAGAGGCCACGCTCACCTGTAAACTATGCGGTACGCAGATCAATCTCTCGCTTAAAGGCGACCCGTTCAAATGCTCCAAGGCCCAGATAGGCAAGCGGATAATCTCTGTGGCAGAGCGTAAGCACGAGTGCCCGGCGGTCAACGCTGAACTGGAAGCGCACCTTGACAAGTATTTCGCTGACGTGAAAAGGGGAATGGAGAAAAAGCAAGAGGCCGATTACAGGAGAACCCGTGGACAATCTTCTCACTAAACTTGACGACACCGAACGGGCTGAATTAGCCAAGAGCGTAGTCCAGAAGTTCCAATCCTCCGCAGATTTCTATTCCTCCAAGTTTGAACTGTTCCGCAGGTGCTGGTACGAGTACGGCAAGAAGAAAGACGACAAGGACTCCCAGGCCGAGCCTGATATCAAGATAGGGTTAGCCTACTCCCTCACCGAGAACGTTGTAGCCAGGTGTGTACAGGCGTTCTTAGGCAATCCCTCTATAATCACCAAACCTAAACGGCGTGACCATGCGGAGAAGGCGCAGAACTACGACCAGATGATACGGGGCTATCGTGCATCCCCCGGTTACAGGATAGGCGCCATAGACTCTACCCGCGAGAGAGTGGTCTGTGGGACCGCGTGGGAAGTAGACGAATGGGCCAATGAGTATTCGGACGGGGTGATCTGGGTCCGGGGGATGATAGACAAGGTCGCGGACATGGATATCCCGGTCGTGTCCTCCGTGGTCAAGATGACCCGCAAGATATCGTATAAGGGGTACTCGCTCGCTAAGAAGAAATTCCCCGTGGACGTGGGCTATCGGGTGCGCTGGCCCTCTATATTCAACATTTTCCCCCATCCCGGACGCCTGCTCATCAAGGACTGCGAGTGGATAATCGAGCGCGTCCCCTATATTTCGGTGGCTGACCTCGAAAAGGCGAAGTACACCAACCCTGAAACCGGGAAGCTGGAATCTGTTTACGACCTCAAAGAGATAAAGACTATGCAGAAGGCCAAGCGTCCTGTGCGCCCGGTAAGCATAGACGAGGACACGGATTATCAGACCTTCCTCCAAGAGTATAATTCCGCTCCCGAAAAGACCCACGACACAAAAGATGATGGAGTGGATGCGGTGCAGCTCCTCATTCTTCGGACTGACCGGGAGATAATCACCATCGCCAATGGTTGCCACGTCATTCAGTACGTGAAAGACCTTTATCATAAACCCGGTAAGAGAGTACGGGTGCGATACTACACGCAGTCCCGCCATTCAATCTACGGCGTAGGGCTTTTGGAGCCCATCCTGGATCTCATAGACGAGCTGCACGACGTTCACAATCTGTCTATGCAGAACTGGTTCCGTGAAGTCAATCGCATGATAGCCTATCGGGAGAAGGACGTACTCTATCCCGACGACTTGGACCGCAGGGCCGGGGGACAGGTAAGGCTGGCTGACGATGCTGAACCCGGTGCGATAATGCCATTGCAGACGAACTCCCCGGCAAGGGATATGATCACTGCGGAGTCCAATCTCCGGGGCTTGACGGAGAGCATTGTATCCGTGGCCGACCTCTCTCCCGGAGCCTTGGGGACCAAGCCGTACCACAAGACCTACCGTGGGCTGATAGAGATACAAACCACGTTCGCCCGCCGGTTCGGGGTTATAGCGGCTCTGGACCAGGCGGCGACGATGGACCAGTACGATTCCGCCTACTGGCTGCATGAACAGTTCATGTTTGACGATGTGCTGGTATCCTCTCCCGGTTCAAACAAGGGAGCTATATCGTTCAAGCGAGAGGATATAGACACAGGGGGCGAAGGGTTCCTGTTCATCGCCTCCGATGACCCCTCCTTTGGAGATACCCAGGTTCAGCGGAATCAGAACATGGTCCTCATGGACCTCTGCCTACGGTATGTCCAGCAGCGGGCCGCGCTCAACCGTATGGACTGGCGCGATGTTAAGGCCGATGAGGTCTTGGAGGACGTGTTTGAATCTTTTGGCCGGTACGATGTGGATAAACTCCTGGTAGTGGACGAGGGCGTTACCTCCCCCGAGAAGGAGTACGAACTCATGCTCCAGGGCGTCATGCCGCAGGTGAACCCGAAAGAGAACCTGACCTGGCACCTGATAAAGCATATGATTCAGCTGGAGATGTTGAAGAACAGCGGCCAGAACATCCCCCCGCAGGTGATGACCATGCTTATCAACCATATCTCCAATACGCAGGAGGCCGTTCAGGCGGTCGGTGAGAACCCGGAGATGTTCGCCGCCGAGTACGCGCAGGCCGAGGCCATGAAGGCTAACGCCGATGTGTCCATGCCGCAGATCAACATGGGCCAGAATCTACCGCAGGCACAGGGAGCAGGTAATGCAAGCGTCTAAGATGACCGATGACGAGTTGAGGATTGCTATGTCCTGGGGTGCGGAGGCCCGTGAGTTTCGCGATAATAATCCTCTGTACGTAAAGCATATCAAGCCCGGCATAGAAAAAGCCGTGTCTAAGGCCCTACGGAACGGGTCCTGGCGGCCCGGTTCGACCCATGAGGTAGGGGCGGTGGCCTTGTGTTCGGCCTATAACTCTGGAATGGCGGCCGGCAACGATCTTATTGAGGTCATCCTGGGTAGGATGATAGCGGACGGAGAGGAAGCGAAGAAGGAAATAGCCATACGGGAGAAGAAGAATGCCGTACAAAAGTAAATCGCAGATGCGGAAATTTGCGGCCATGGAGCGCCGCGGGGAAGTCAAACTCGGCACGTTCACGAAATGGAAGAAGCATACAAAAGACATCAGCCGACTGCCGGTGAGAAAGAGCTGGTAAAGATATTACATGGTCTTGATAAATTAAGGCCATTAATATATACTAGGGATAGAGTACGCTCCACTCTGCCGAAGGGCAAAAAGGGCGGATAAATTTAACCGGTCGGGGTAGCTCCCCGTTCAGCGCTCAACCGCACGGTAAACAAGGCTTGTTGAGAGGCCATACCCGATAAGGGTGTGGTCTTTTTTTATGGAGCAAGCCTTCAAGATTTCCGGGGAGAACCCCCGAATAAAAAAGCCGGAAAACCCGGCGCAAGGAGAACGAAAATGGCAGACGAAGTTACGCAGACGACAGGTTCCGAGGCTACGGCCCAGCCCACCCCCCAGGCAGCGCCCGCAGAGGGACGCGACGCATGGGATAAGATGGGCGTTTCCCTGGATGATCTCCCGCTGATTCAGGGCGGCGACAAACAGGAAGCGAATGAGCCGAAAGTAACGGACGGCACGACCACGGAGAACGACGGCGAACCCGCCAAGACCGAGGTTACGGCCCCTGCCGGAAGCGAACTAAAGACCAAGGCTGGCAGGGTATTCAAAGACCCTACCGAGCTCCTTACCGCATACGAAAACTCCTCCGAGGAGGGGATAAGGCTCCACAACGAGATGAAGTCAATGAAACTCGCGCAGGACGCCCTCAATACCCAGCTCCAGGAAGCTAACAAGGCTCTGGTGGAACTCCAGGAGTACGTAAGCACGTCAGGCACCTTCCCCGGCGCGAAGTCGCCCGAAGAAGTGGCCGCCATGACCGAGGAGGAGAAGTACAACTACTACTCCTCGAAACGGGAATGGGACGGTAAGCGCAAGGCATACACGGACCGCATAACGAACGCCAAAAAGGAAGCCGAGGAATACGCGCAGAGCGTTAAAGCGAGCATCGCCCGCACGGAGCAGGAGATGGCATCGGACTCTGAAAGGTACCCCGGTTTCACCGACATGGCGCCGCTTCGGACGGAGATACTTAAAAACTCCCCTCATCTTGACGGACGGACCGATACCCCCTACGTGACGTACTTTATCGCGAAGGGCATCATGGCCGACCGGGAGAAGGCGGAGGCCAAGCGTTTAGAGAAGGAAAGCACGGACCAGGCCAAGGCTAAAGCGGATGCCGCAGCTAGGCAGGCGGGCGGTGGCGCTCCCCCTACCGGAGATAAACCTGCGCCGAAGGAAAAAACCGGTATGGAATCCGTCGTCGGAGCTTTTAAAGCCCGGAGGTCGGGATTCTAACCGAATCTTGATAGTTAGGAGAAAACACCATGAGTCAGAGAAGTGTAGTGCAGACCAGCTCGAATCAGTCCACGGAAGGAAGGGCAGTACGTTCCGTGGCTCCTGTCATTCACCAGCTGGAGCCCGATAAGTACCCGCTTACGGTCATCATGACCAAAGCCGCCGGCCGCCTTCAACAGGCCGGCAATAAGAAAGTGGAATGGCTGGAGGATGAGCTTACCCCGCAGTTCGACACTCTGGGGGCTGCTCTCACCAACGTCGCTACTTCCATGACCGTCTCGGACGGGACGAAGTTCGTCAAGAATATGCTGGTCCGCGTGGACAAGCAGGAGATCGTGCGCGTTACCAAGGTTTCCACCAATACTCTGACGATAACCCGCGCCGTGGGCGAAACCGCCGCCAGGGCCGCCGATAACGGCTCCCAGTTGCACATAATCGGTATGTCGTATGAGGAAGGCGCCGCTCTCGGGACCATCCTCGCTACGGTCAAGACCAACCCGTACAACTACATGGACATCACCCGTACCCCGTTCGGGTGGACCCGCTCCGCTGAAAACGCGGACGTTTACGGGCAGGGCGACAAGGAGTACGACCGCGCCAAGGCGATAATCGAACACGCCCGGGACCTGGAGAAGAAGTTCATCCTGTCCGAGCGCTCGCTGACCGCCTCCGGTGGGGTGGACTCCAAGGAGCATCGCACGATGAGGGGTATCCACCATTGGATTACCACGAACGTGCAGGCCGAGAACGGCGAGCTGACCGAGGCCGAGTTCGACGAGTTTGTGCGGAAGTCCTTCCGCTACGGCTCGAAGAAGAAGCTGGCTATCCTGTCCGGTAAAATCGTGAACGTCATCAACGACTTCGCGAAGGGCCGGATACAGATGAAGCCGATGGACGCCAAGTACGGCCTCGCCTTGAAGGGCTACATCAGCGCGTTCGGCGACCTGGAGATGCTGTATCATCCTCTCCTGGAGAACAACTCGCTGACCGACCTAACGGGCCTTGCGGGGACCGGGTACATAGTGGACCCGTCCAACGTGGCGGTGCATCACCTGCCGAACAGCTACATGGTCCACCTGATGGACCGCGGCACCAACGGCGATGACAGCAAGACCGAGGAAATACTCTCCGAGTGCACGATATCGGTCGCTCTGGAGAAAGCTCACGGCAAACTGACCGGAGTCACGGAATAAGGGCCTAAGCCCGAGGAGAATGACATGAGAAAACTGATAGTGGGCTTTATCCTGGCGGCCCTGACGGCCGGGAACGCGTACGCTCTTTCTTCGGAGAGTGCGCTCATCTCGGAGTACACGAAGAAAGCGGTGGCGGACATAAACGACTACAATGACGCGGCTCTGTTCAACGTCAAGTACGTCGGTTCGTCCACGCAGGCGGCGGTCGTGATAACGCAGGCCGCGTTTGGTACCGAGGCTCCGATAGGGACCGCGGACCTGGCGCTGACCACGGCCACCTACGACACCATAGGTAAAATGTGCGACGCCATCAACGCGGACGCGGACTATATCTGCACGATGAAGGATGGCAAACGGGACGATAGTTCGGTCCTCATGAAGATAGTTGCGGCCGCCACGGCCACCGACGCGAAAGCGGCGGGTGGTTATGACGTGCTGATAGATACTGGCGGTACAGTAGCCACCGACCCCTACATCCTGCGCCTGGGCATCACCCCGGCTACGGATAAGCGGGTCGTACTGAAATACTGCACCGGCAACATCAACGCGGTAGACAGTCTGGCCGTTTACGGAAAACTCGCCAAGTATGAGGGAGTATCGGATGGGGTAACCCGCAACGACTCGACCCTCGTATACAGCGAAGTTACCGCCGACGACACCGACAAAACCATCGGGAACGTCTATGACGCCTCCGGGTGGATAGAGTTCGCCAAGAACGAGCACGTGGTCATCGGCAGCGTTGACGGCGACAACACACAGGCCGCCGGCAACTTCATCAAGTGCGCCTGGTTCGAGAAGTAAGAAAACGGATACAGGGGGTCGGCGAACCCGGCCCCCTATCCTAAACCAAAAAGGAGATAGCAATGAAAACGTACATAACCCCGAACATGAAAGAACCCGAGATAGTGATCCATCCCGCCGGGAAGAAGGACCCGCAGGGCAACCGGATACCCCGGAAGGCCATCCAGTTTAAGACCAATTCCAGCGGCTGCGGTCAGTACTCCACGGACAAGCCCGAGGAAATAAAATTCCTGGACACGCACGAGTACATACTCACGGGCCAGATGACCGTCCTTGAAAGCAAGGAACTGGTCGGCGCGGCCCCGGAGTCCAAGACCCGGCAGGGTGTGAAGGCCACGGGCGACGAAGCCAAGAAGAAGTAAAGATCGGAATAAAGGGGCGATAGATGAATTTGGACTCGTTCATAGCCAAAATCAAGCGAAAGACCCAATATGGGAATCCGAGCTCAACCACGGACCAGCAGGCTAAGGATATCTTAGCCAGCATCAATGATAATCTGGACGTGATTGCTCGAAACTGGCTTTGGGATTGGCTCTACGACCCTATATCTATCGCCCTGCTTCCAGGGACCACGGACTACACCTTAGACGCCGATATCGTCAAGGTGATTGACATAGACGCCGGCAACGGGCAGTCCTTGGTTAATATCTCCCTCCGGGAATACCATCGTTTCAAGAAGCCTGATATCTCCGAAGGCGCGACGATAGACGGCTCTCCTGGGTGGTATCTCTACATCGGAAGGGACGCGGCGGGAGCGAGGAAGATACGGGTAGGGGCTATCCCGACCTCTGCCACTACCCTGACAGGCTTCGGCAAGTTGAGGCTGACGGCCTTTACCGAGGCACAGTTGGGCACAGGAGCGGCTTTCCTGCCGTTCCCCGATGAAGGCGAGGACGTTTTAGAGGCTTATGTCCTTGCAGATGTTTACGCCTATCAGGGCAAGAAAGACCTCATATTCCCACAGAAACAGGAGGCCGAAAGGAAGGTTAACAAGTGGGCCGGCGAATCCGCTACGGAGCCGTCTGCCAACGCCAAATCTAACCTCCCGGAATACATACGCCGGAAGGTAGCAGCCAGGCGGAACGGCCACTATGTCTAAACTTCTGATTCTGGCCTTACTGCTTGCCACCCCTTTAAGCGCCGCCGAGGTACATGTCTCCGCCTTTGGCGGCGTCAACAATTACGCGGACCCGATGTTCATAGCTGATGGCGACGCGCAGGATGCCCGCAACGTCATAACCTATGAAGGTGATCTCCGGCCAGTACCCGGCAGTACGCTGTTCGATACCGTATCTACGTCCTCCATAACCTACCTCGGGGAATATGTTAACCCCGATGGCCGGAGGGTGGTATTCTCCAAGTCCGGTTTAGGGATATACGCCTCCAATCCAAATACGGGGGTGATGACGCTCCTTAAAACTCTGGACTCTGAACGGGAAATAGACGCCGCTCCCGCTTTTGGAGCTATGTATTTTGTGGATAGTTCTTTATCGTTC